CGTCCCGTAGGACGATGACCTTAGGTCACAAGCTATGCTTGGGAGATGTTCCTGCTTAAAGCAGTTTTTAGATGCTACATCGTGCTACATCGACAAAATCGATGCTTAGGTGCACATTTAGATATATTACTCCCCCGCCCCTCGCTTACTACTTAGTAGAAAGTGAGAATTCGGTATACCGATCTTCAAGCTCATTCCCCCTTCCTGGCAATCCAGGTTTAGAGGAGAATATACAGGATCAGTGACATCTTTGATATCATCAAATCCCGTCATGTCCAGAACTTCAAGTTCTGAACGTGAGATCCATAGATCATCGCGATTTAGAGTATAGATCGGGAACTCTAAGAGTCCCCGCCACTCCTCTACGCAAATCTCATCGTCTGGTAGGTCTAACCCCATTATTGCCTTGTTCTCACGTAGTGCGCTAGGTGCCGTCTTCCACCCCTTCTCCTTCATCTTCGTCCGGCCCCAGTAAGGAACTTTAGTTTCTTTCCCGCAGTATTCGTCGAGCGGTATGAAACCGAGTCCTCGAAGACGTCTCTGTCGAGCAAAGTACTTATCGTACTTTACATCGATTCCGTGGATTTGCTCAATCACTTCAAGTGGATGGGCGAATTCAAGCAGTATTTCTCGAAAAGGATTATCCTTTTCGTCCTCTACCCTCTTCGACCCTCGGTCGGAGAGCAGTGGCTTAGCCATGCATATGAGCCTGTTTTGCAGGTTCCATCCCAGAGGTGTTTTGCCCGCAATTATGCGTGCTTTCACCAACTGTTTTATCTGATTTGAAACCAGATTGAAACTCTGTTCCACGGAAGAGTAGAAATTGAAACCACCAAGCTTATGGGGTAACCCCATAAGTGACATTGGTAGTCCCAGGTGAAAGAAATTATTTCTGAACACCAGGTGAATCATTTTCAAGTCCATGTCTTTGACATGGTTTAGTTCATTCCGCAGTTGAGCACCTTTCCCGTATAGCGGGTTAGTGTCATCATCAGGACTTCCTTTCCCCTCAGGGGAAAGTAGTCGTGCCTTTGGCACGTCTAGCACAATTGGTATCTTCGGTTCCCGAAGATGCCCGTTAAGTACCATAGGTACTTCACAGAATGGTACGCCTCCGGCGTACACACCCCATTTGTCTGCAGACGGCTTGGTCCTTAGGACCATCGCCGCCCCCCAGTGTCGTCCAAGTTCTATAGAACTTCCGAACTTCACTATATCGTCTCCTGCACACGCCCATGGATGGGCTGTGAGTTGGAATTTATTGTATGACCGTCGTCGGTCACTTGCAATAATATCCGTAACCTTGCTGAAGAGGTGAAGGATTGGTTTAGTACCAGGTAGTCCCATAGGGGCTCCCTTTGTGGTGAGGTAAACCGCACCCTTGTACTCAATACTCATTGGTTGGAGTATCAGAAGGTAGG